CTCCATTCAAGACTGCCAAAGGCGCCTTCAAGAATCATCCCTGCACTAAGTGGGTGGCAGACAAGACTTGTAACGCTGGATGGCTCATCCAACACGCCCTTGGTCTGTGTGATGAGTTCCAACTTCGTTACTCCAAACCACATGGTCTCACAACCTCACTACAAAACACTGCTAAATTATTCCAGTCAGTTACAGGTTCATCTACCACAAACTATCTTGAGGTCAGCAACTTTGCAAGGGCAATGCCTGAAGACCTTAAGTTTGACACCAGCATCAGTGACGTAGAAGCTTATCAACGCTATCTAAACACCAAGCTGTGGTGTTATAATAATTACCTCAGGTTACCAGGGCGACGTCCTGACTGGCTTGTCCCTACATCAGACCAATGAGCACACACATCACGCATAAACTGTCTACACACCTCCCTGACTTAAGGGAGGCAGTAAATGGTTCTTCAGACCTCAGAAAAAATCGCAAACTCTTCAAGAAAGTGTACAAGTATTACAAAGATTTAGGTGTTAACTTTTCGGGTGACGACGCACTCGACTATGACACCCTCCTCGACTGTCTTTATGAGGATGTTTATTGATGAACTATAAGAACTGGTTTGCACTCTCCATCAACATGAACAAGGAACGTGTCGCAAAAGGCGAACTCCTTGCTCGTAAGTTGATCTATAAGGACACCAACATTGAAGAGGTTGAGTACCTGAAACGTAAAGAGATGGTGGTGGAGAAGAGTGGTAAGAGAAGAATAAAGAACAAACTACTCATGTCTGGTTACCTTCTCGTTAAGGTTAAGATGGAAGACGTTGAAGATGAACTTGGTAACATCACCAAGAGATTCCCACCTGATACCTTTGACCTCATCCTAGGTACTCCTGGTATCAAGTTCTTTGTTAACTGTAACAAAGATAAACCCATCGCGATGAGACCCAGTGAGATCAAAAAGATGTTTGATTTGTGTGATGATGCACACCTAGAAGTCAAACAGAACCTTGAACTTGACTATAATGTTGGGGACATCCTTGATGTTATTGAAGGACCTTTCCTTGGTTACAAGTGTGAGGTTATAAGTATTCAAGGAAGTAAAATTCTAGGACAACTTGATATGTTTGGACGAATAGTCCCTGCTGAATTCACCAAAGAACAGGTTTACAAACAATGACAGAACAAAAAGACCCTAACGACAAGTACGCTAAGTTCAAGGTACCTTATGGTACCAATGAGACCCACACAGATGATGAGTGGGACCCTAAGACAGAAGGCAAGATTGCTGACTGGCACAACAGACACCAGGATAAACTCCTAGACAAGTTCTGTGATGACCACCCTGGTGCACCACAATGTAAGGTATTCGATGATTAATAATGAAGTAGGTGACATACTTTCCAATATGGAATGGCATACACCTAAACCAGTGACAGACCCAGAGTATCATTCACTTAAAGAAACCTACAAGTTTCTTTGTGACCTAACAGACCCACAGAAGACACCTAAGATAGCCAAGTCCATCCGTGACAAGGCTAACAAATGTTTGAAAGACTATCCTGTCAAGAGAACATTGGAGGAACTCCAGGTCACTGTGGACTTCTTTAACCCANGATGACAGACTCTCATAGTAAGATGCTCACCANTTTTNTGGTGGGCACCCTTATNGCAACACTATNAATCATTGTACCAATATACAGTGTNTACACAGACAGACCNNACATTCCTTTACAAANTTGTAAAGTTATGTTATGATAAATAAAGTTACNTTACANAACTTTANAGATGACCGTTATTACAGAAGACGGTGGACGCACTAACATGTACGCCACCGAACCTACGATGTACATGACTGAAGAATCTCTTGAGCTTCATGGCGTCGAAACTTATGCCGAACGTGCAGAGAAACTGAATGGTCGGGTCGCAATGCTTGGTTTTGTTGCTGCTATTATCTCTTATGCAACAACTGGACACCTTATTTTTGGAATCATTTGACCAACAAAAATGCTCTCTATGAAGACATGGAGAGCCTGAATACCCTCTACGAAGAACTTTGTTGGGGGCACGACGACGAACTAATCTTCACCCATAATGGTGAAAACATAATCATTTACAACAAAACACAGGAGAAAACCAATGAGCAACAACGCAGAACTTCTTAATGGCCGGATGGCAATGCTGGGAATCATGGCAGCACTTGGAGCATACGCACTGACAGGTCAGGTTATCCCTGGAATCTGGTGACCTTTATGTTACTGTTCTCCATCCTCATTGTAGTATCCATCACTTCAATCATGTTTAAGATGGATGATTGAAACTTACATTAGAATAGTTTATAATTAGGGGTAGGACTTACCCCTATTTTTATGCCAGATAAGTTTTATGTTTACTCAAAGTCAGGTTGTGGCTTCTGTGACAAACTAATTCAGTTCATGGAACAGAAACACATTCCTTATGAGAAATTTGATCTTGGGTCAGACTACAGCACAGAACAGTTCATTGAAAAGTTTGGTTACAATTCAAGCTTCCCCCAAGTACACCACCAAAACCAGAACATTGGAGGCATGAAAGACACAGTTCGTTATCTAGTTGAACATAAATACACATGATAGGAATAAACAGAGGGTTTCAGGCGATGATCCCTCAAAAGGAAGAGCCTGAGCCCATTTATGAATTCAAAATTGCCTTCACCCTATTCAAAAGAGGTGTTCTCAATTGAGATAAACATTACACCAAAGGAGGAAGAATGACATCACTCGCCTTCATCTTGTCACAATTATTTTTAGTCGTTGGTTTTATTCTTGGATGGGTTTTCTCAGAAAAGTTTCAAGACTACATGGCTAAGGAAAGACACCAGCTTGAGGAACTCTTCGAAGAGAACCCCCATCCAGAACTATACGATGACGATGGCAACCTAAACAGAGGAGACTACCTAAGCCTGAACTTCGAACTGGGGTATGACCCTGAGACGTTTGACCCAGAAGATTTGTACGAGGAGAGTTGACACTCTCCTTTTTTTGTGTTATGATACAGGAGTAAACAAAGGGTATCCCCAATGATACTAGTAGATGCGAACCAGATCGCCATCAGTCACTTGATGGTGCGACACAAGATTGAGAATGGAATCAACATTGATTCTGTCCGTCACTCCATTGTCCGTGTGGTTGCACGGATTGAGAAGAAATTTAAGGATGAATTCGGTAAAGTCATACTCTGTTATGATGACAAGAACTATTGGAGGCGTGAAGTCTTCCCATTCTACAAGAAAAATCGTAAGCAGGAGCGTGAAAACTCTAAGTACGATTGGGACCAGGTGTTTTCCGTACTAAATAAGATCAGGGATGAGTTAAAGAATAACTTTCCTTACCAAGTACTTCAAGTTCAGGGTGCAGAGGCTGATGATGTCATCGCTTCACTTGTGAGGCAGAACAGCCGAACAACACAACCAGAACCAGTACTGATTCTTTCAGCTGACAAGGACTTCATTCAACTTCACAGGTACTCATCTGTGAAACAGTATGATCCTATTCGTAACAGGTGGATTGAAGAAGAGAACCCAGTTAGATACCTGCAAGAACACATCATCCGTGGTGATCGTTCTGATGGTATCCCTAACATCCTTACCTGTGATGACGCAATTGTGACAGGTAAGACCCAGAAGAAGATGAGTAAGGAGAAGATAGCTTCTCTGGCGAGCATGAACCCACAAGAATTCACGAATTTTATTCGTCTTCGCAACTGGAAACGGAACTCTGAATTGATTGACTTCAATAAGATCCCTCAGTCTGTTACAGAAAGAATCATTTCTTACTACAACAACTACAAGGTAAGGAATTCAATTAACATTAACTACTTCATTGACAACAACATTCAAGATTTGATAGAGGAATTTTCTTAAAATGGCCAGACCCGCAACCCCAAAGCTCCCTGTAAGTAGGACTCTTATTTCAGAGGTACTACAGAGAGCGTCAAACGCAAAGACTAAAACTGAGAAGGTGGCAATCCTTCAAGAGTATAGGTCACCTGCACTTACAAAGCTTCTTCTTTGTAACTTTGCAAAGAACATCAAGTTTGTCTTCCCTGATGGTAAGACACCTTACGTCTCACAGGAGAAACCCAAAGGAATTGAACACCAAGTTCTCTTTCGTGAACACAGGTTACTTGAGAAGTTCATTGCTAAACTAGTGAATGGTGTTACTTACTGGGGGTGTTCAGGTGGAACACGACCTAGCATTCAACAAATCAAGAAGGAACAACTCTGGGTTCAACTCCTAGAGAACCTACACCCTGAAGAGAGTGACCTCCTTGACTTGATTAAGGATAAGAAACTCACCTCTAAGTATAAGATCACAAAACAGAATGTGATTGACGCCTTCCCTGAACTCAAACTACAAGCTCAAGACTAATGAATCAAAAACGAGTTGAGAGACTACTTGAAACTATCAAACTTCATCTTGGAATGTTGGAGTCGGAACTAAAGGTGAGTAACCCTCACGCAAGAGTTCCTTCTACCACAGATCTTTATAAGGAGATAGAATTGTTTCAGGAGTGGGTGGATGATGGAGATGTATGGGAGAAGTTAGATGAGCCTGGGTAACAAGACTATTAAAAGGGTAAGTAACATCCTCAAAGATGAGAAGAAGAGGAAACTCTACACTCAAGAGGAACTTATTTACATGGAAAGACAACTAGTTCTATTAAAAGAGAGGAGACTTCAACGTGTCGAAGAAAGAAAACGACTACGAGGTTTCTCCTAAGTTCTTCGAGCTACAGAAACACAAACGTGATTATCAAGGTCCACTTTACGCACCCCACCCTGATCTAAAACATGAGCAACGTAAAACTAATCGCAGTCTCTAATGGAGCTGGATCTCTTGAAGGTAAGAGCCCTCAAGATGTTATCAGTTTTGTAGCACGCGTAAGTAATCCTCACAACCAGGAGAACTTTCGTACTGCTTCAGGACTCCTTAAGTATTGTATTCAACATGCACACTGGAGTATCTTTGAGACCGCATCAATGACCTTAGAGATCAATACTAATCGTGGTATCGCTGCTCAGGTTCTACGACATAGGTCCTTCTGCTTCCAAGAGTTTTCTCAGCGTTATGCTGACACCAAACTACTTGATGAAACTATCCCTCTTCCAGACCTAAGGAAGCAGGACACAAAGAACAGGCAGAACTCTACCAATGATCTTCCACCAGGAATGGTTAATGATTATCAAAACAAGATTGAGAAGTACTTTGAAGATGGTATGAACCTCTACAATAACCTTCTCGATAATGGTGTGGCTAAAGAATGTGCACGTTTTGTGCTACCATTAGCAACACCAACCAGGATTTACATGACAGGCTCATGTCGCTCATGGATACATTACATCAACCTTCGCACTGCTAATGGAACTCAGGCAGAGCACATGGAGTTGGCTGAGGACTGTAGAGAAGTCTTCAAACAAGTGTTCCCAGATGTCTCAACAGCTTTAGAGTGGTAACATGGCAACATACCCAGTGAAACACAAGGAAACAGGTGAACAAAAAGAAGTCGTGATGAGTATCAACGACTGGGATCAATGGCTAGGTGACAACCCCAAGTGGACTCGTGACTGGTCAGATCCATCAACACTTCCAGGTCTTGGAGAACCAGGAGAACTAACTGAAAGAGTGTACAAGAAACACCCTGCGTGGAAAGAGGTTATGCAAGGTGTCAAAGCCGCAGCACCAACAAACAAATCAATCGTTGACAAGTACTAATGGCTGTAAAAACTAGGACCAAAACAAAGAGAAGGCAACCCATCAACACAGACTTGATGGTTAAGGTTGAACCACTTACAGAGAACCAGAAAAGGATCTTTGAAGCTTGGGACCAAGGTAAACACCTCTACATCTATGGAGCTGCTGGTACAGGTAAGACCTTCTGTGCCCTCTACAAGGCTCTGTTCGACACACTCAAGCCAACTCCCAGTTACGACCAGGTCTACATCGTCAGGTCCCTTGTGGCCACCAGAGAGATTGGGTTCCTACCTGGTGACCATGAGGATAAGTCCTCCCTGTATCAGATTCCATACAAGAACATGGTGAAATACATGTTTGAGATGCCAAATGATACTGAGTTTGATGTTCTTTATGGGTCACTCAAGAACCAAGGAACAGTTAAGTTCTGGAGTACATCTTTCCTTCGTGGTATAACACTAGACAACTCCGTCATTATCATTGACGAGATGCAGAACTTGAATTTTCATGAGTTAGACAGTATAATTACCAGGGTGGGAGAGAACTCTCGCATTGTCTTCTGTGGTGATGCGATGCAGTCTGACCTCACTCGTACCAATGAAAAGAATGGCATTCACGACTTCATGAGAATCCTAGAGATGCTACCTGAAGACTTTGCCATGATTGAAATGGGCATTGATGACATCTGTCGCTCTGGTTTGGTACGTAACTACCTTGTAGCTAAGAACGAAGCAGGCTTCACTTCATTATGACCTTTACCCATTGTGATACTTACAGAGATCAGTTCGTGGAGATCCCACGAACAATGAACGAAGGTATTAGACTCTACAATGTAGGGCCTAAGACCTTCTATCCCTCTGTAACATCTGTTATTTCCTTTATCAGCGGGAAGAAGTTTGCTGATTGGCGCGCCCGTGTTGGAAATGAAGAAGCGAATCGTATTACTAAACATGCCACATCACGTGGCACTGATCTTCACTTAGTGTTTGAACACTACATCAACAATGAAGACTACGAATCGCTGTCTGAATACCAAAGACCCCTTATTCAACTGATGTTTAAAGCTGCCAAGNCACACTTGGATAACAGACTTGATAACATCTACCAACAAGAAACACCAATGTTTTCTGACAGGATCTGTCTTGCTGGTACAGTTGACCTTATCTGTGAAGTAGATGGTGAACTAGCCATCGTTGACTTCAAGACATCAGCTAAAGAGAAACCAGAAGAGTGGTTGGAAGATTACTTCGTTCAACTCTCAGCTTACTGGGCTATGTTCTCTGAGAAAACTGGTATCGTTCCAAAGAAACTCGTTGTCTTCCTGGTAGGAGAGAACGGTGACGTTCAAATTGTAGAACGTCGAAACATTATGTACTATTTGACCACCCTTCGAGACTATGTTAGTAAATTTATTCAACATCACGATGCCTGATCCTAAAGAGATCAAGGATGTCCTCAACAAAAAGTTTGTCAGTAGAGAAAAATTTACTGGGGACATTGAGGCACTTGTTCTAAAGACCAAGATGAGTTACATAGATGCCATTGTAGAGTACTGCGGTGACAATAACATTGAGGTTGAGACTGTCAACAAACTCATTTCNAAGCCACTAAAAGAGAAGCTCCGGCACGAAGCAACAGAACTAAANTATCTTAAGAGAACATCACTCGCCAAACTCCCACTATGAAAGTCAGTAAGGAAGAACTGATTCATCACCAACTTCAATCCATTATCAGGGACAACAACATCCCTCATGATGAGTTGAAGTACCTAGGTGAGAGGGCTGGTCACCATTGGTATCTTATTGATGGTAGACATGAGGTACCCTCCTCTGATATCATGGATGTAGATGAAGTTGATGACAATGCACGGGTTTGATGTTTATCGCACTTACCTTGCGATGAAGTTACATTTCTCTAAACCACAGTTTGATTTCTTTCAGTATGATGGCAAGGTCAAGGCAAAGGAGACAACATATCAACAGAGATCCGACTTCTACTTCTTCGAGACGTTGGCTCGGAAGCTCTCGGACCAAGAGGTTAAGGAATACCTCCTCGCTAGTTTCGTCGCGGCTGACAGTCCAGGCAAAGTCTGGATCGGAGATATCAAAAGATCTGGAAAGGATTGCTGGTTGGCATGGACAAAACAGAACGAGAGTATGTCATACATTGTTAAGCAAAATCTTAGTGATGTGGCTAACCATCTGGAAACCCAGGGGGATTCCTTTAACAATCTATTTGAAACACTGGGACAACATCCTACCCTCCTCAAGCTCCATGTCAAAGGAGTTGTTTCTTTAGAGACACTTATCATTCTAGATATGGTATTAGGTTACACTAAAGAGTGGGACAAGAAACTAAAGGACCCTCTATGGGAGATGGTCTCCTTCAAGATTAAGAAGTACAAACCTTTCTTATCCATTAACACACAAAGATACAGACAGGTGTTGAAAGATACCTTCTTATAGATTATAATAGACCCTGGTTGAAGTCTTAAAACTCGCACCCGTCGAATCCAAACAATCCAAACAATC